CTGTACTGCACCACCACTTGTCTTTGGCTCTATTGTATCTACAAATATTTTAGACAATTGTTAACACTCCATTTACTGTTAAAGTAACACCATTATCTATGGTTATATCTCCAGCAACCATTGCTCTTTCAGATGTACCTATTGTTATGTTATCTGATATTGTTGAATCATTTATTCTTAGAGGATCACGAAACAATGTAGTCGATAGATGTGTGCCTTGTACTGATCCAGTTGATGGTACACCACTAGATAAAGCACTACCCATGACAAGAATGTAATCAATAACATCACTTGCTGATAATATTTCTGTAAAAACAATCTGTGATCCTGATATATTAAAAGCATCTTGTGGTGCTTGTGTCACACCATTGACAGAAACAATACATTGTTCAGTTGTTCCAGGTGCAAAAGCTGCACCATTTCTTTGTAAGTTAAATGTATTACTAGCTGCTTGTGGTATAGCGTCTAATTTTATGAACTCACCAGTTACACTTTGTCTACCAACATAGGGCATTATTCACCTACCACTATCTTAAGTTCATCATCAGATAAACCTAGTTCTTTTAATTTAGTTTTTGCAGAATCTTTTATTTTTTTTATTTTATCTTCAGCTTTTTTAAGTGCATCGTTTTGTTTTTTAAATTCTTTAGCATCAGATTCCAAAAGCTTTTCTTCTTTTGCTGAAAGTTTAATTCTTTTGCCATTTAATAATTTATATCTAGCCATAATAAATCCTATTCGAAATAATAAATAAATGTACCAGCATCAAGATTATAACCACCACCACCCATTATTCTTACTGTAGTAATATCTGTAACTGATCCAACATCTACAGCACCAGCACATAAAAGAAGGGAAGTATAAGGTACAGATTCAGCTTGACTTTTAAAAGAATACAACTGTCCATTTAAATATCTTATTTGAAATATTCCACACATTGAATTATTTGTTGCTGAAAATCCTTGCCCTATTGGGAATGTGGTTGTTCCACTATACATATTGTTTGTATTACTAACACCAACATATCCTGACGAATATGTATACCCAGAAGTTTTAATGCCACCTGATGTTCCAACCCTTATCACAATATTTTCTTGAGTTTCTATACTTAAGCCATGAAAGGAACATGTTATAACTTTTGTGCCTGTAGGAACAGTAACATCAACTTGAGCAACTGGTGATGATACTGTTTGAAGTGAAGATAAAGTTGCAGAACCAGCACCAGTAACAGTACCAGTAAAAGCAAAAGTATCTGCTAAGTTCATTGATTCTGCTTGTATCTTACTTAGTGCCATATATTCCTCATGTCTTTATGCAATACATTAATGCTATATTTCTAGGTCTTACATCATCTGATGCTGTAATTACACGAGCAGAATCAAACTCAACTCTAGCAAAATTTCCACTTACTGCTTCAATTGATGGTCTATAAGAACTTGAACCATCTCCAACAAAAGGATTGGTAAACCCAGTTACATCTTGAACAAAAACTCTAGCTGCTCCATGATTATTACCAAACTGACCTCTCATTCTTGGTATGCCATCAGTTTGTGATGATGCAAATGTTCTTCCACTATCAGTGCCTTTGCCATTATCAAAACCTCTAATAAACTCACCTCTTAAATCAGGCACATTAAATGTTGACGAACCATCACCAGTGCCATGTGATGTACCTACACTAGAAAATAAACCTGAATATGTAGTTCTTGATACTGCTGCACCATTACATTCAAGCCAACCAGTTGGAGCAGTACTCATTCCAAAAGGAGCGATCATTCCAGTAGGAATTAAAATAATATCAGAAGAAAGTTTTGCTTGTGTTACAGAGCCATCTGGTGGAACAGTTGTTTGTACTGCTTTTGCTAAATAAATAACATAGATGTCATCTGAGTTAGACACATTACCAGTAAGTGTGACTGTTGTACCACTTGCAGAATAGGCTTCTGTTGGCTCTTGTCTTACATTATTAATATATAATGCAATGTCATTAGCATTAGATACTGCATGAGTTAATGTAAGGCTTGTACCACTAGGATTAGAAAAGTCTTGTTTTTCTAAACTTGTAAAGTTTGCGCTTGATTTGTTTCCTATATACGTCATGTACTAATAGCATCTACCCTCGATACCCATACATCTAAAGAAGCTGGGGTATCTGATTGAAAAAATATTCTATGTCCATTTTGCAATACAATCTTTGCGCCACCAGCAAGTAACTGTAATGCACCACCAGAAGCTATAGGAGCGTCCTTAATAAGATAAACAACATTAGATAATGTTATAGTATTTCCCATTCCTGTATGTGGCGCTGCGCAATAATAATGTAAAGCTGTAGGCGTTGATTGTGTTGTTTCAATTGTTACCTTTGCACCAGGTTGTCCTGGCGTTCCTGTAGACGTAACATTTGTTGTATATTGCGATGAATTTGCTCCCTCGGCTTGTGTCGCAAAAGCTAATACATGAGTTGCATTAGAACTGTCTGATACGTCAAAAGTATAAGTAAAACCTTTGTATAATGTTAATGCTGGTTTTGTTGAACCATCAATTACAAAATTTCCACCAGCAACAGTAACTAAAAAATTTAAATCTTTGCCAATTTCCTGTACGCTACTTGTAATATAAGCAGAAGCTGTAATTTGGTTTTGGGATCTGTTCGCCATATGAATCCCAATAATCGTATTATCTTCACTAAAATCTGCGCCAGATGGCGTGTCTTGTGGCGTTGATCCTACTGCCGATACACTATTTGATTCAAAATCTTGTGCCATAATTACTCCTTTATAAGGCCACGCTCATTGCTATTGAAAATCCAGCTGTAACAAATGTAGATACGTCTACAGCTGCTACATCTGCCCAACTTGTGCCATTGTAAAATCTTAAAGCATTGTTTGTTGTATTAAAATAAAGATCCCCAGCTGCTACTGTTCGACCAGCTGCTGTATGCGCTGCTTCAGCTGCTGTGTCATTTGCATAACTTCCATAATATTTTTCATCAAACCCCTCTACAGAATTTGCTGCTTGTTGTGCATAATACTTTGCTGAAAAGTTTGTGCCATCTAATGTGTTTGTTCCATTAATATAAGTTGCCCAATCTTTAGCTGAATGCTTATCAGAAGCTACACCACCATTATCTGCATATCTGTTTATAGAACCTACAGCATAAGCTTTTGCAGAATACTCATTTCCACTATCAACTACTGTATTTGTATTATTTAATGTACCACCACCTATTGCCCATTCTTTTGCTGATCCTGTTTGTGATGTTACGCCTGTTCCACCTACTGCGTTTGCTTTAGATGAAAACTCAGATCCTGTAACAGCGCCATCAACTTTAATAGCATAATTCTGCGCAAGCGTTGCTTGTGTTGTCGCTGTAGCAGCACTTGTAGAAGCGCTATTCTTAGCTGACTCTAATGCTACGTTTGCTCCCCATACAATAACATTTTCATTACCAGATACTGATGGTGCGCTTGGAGGTGTTGCTAAAGTTAATTGATTGCCAGATACTGTGTATTCGTCTGTTGGATTACGCAATGCTCCGTTTACAAAAACCTGTATGTCGTTAACAGATGAATATGTAAAACTTAATGTAAAAACATTTTGTGTTCCATTTCCCTCAAACTTATCTACAGCTGAAGCAGAAGTGTTAATAGCAGCATTAGCTAATAATATCCATCGACCAGCATTTAAATCTGTTGTAAATGAAACGTTTGATGTGTGTGCTGATACAGCTAAATATGTTGCAGCATTAAATGTTACAAGCGTTCCAGCTGTATAAGTTTGACCAGATGACCATGTTCCACCTACTGTGTATCCAGATAATCCAATCAAAGCTAATGCATCAACATCAAATGCATTTTTGTGTATTGATTGATTTTTTATCTTGCCATCGTCCTGTTGAATTTTAGCTATGTTTGTGTTTAAACCAGATAAATTTGTTAATACTGAATTAAGTTCATTGTCAATTTGTACGCCTGGCAACGGATCAGACGGAGAAGTTGTCGCAAAATCATTGAAATTATATTGTCGAGTGTATGCCGTTGGCTGTGCCATGTAGTTTCATTCCTCAATGTGTTGATTTATTTTAACGACAAACTCTACAACTTTCAAGTGGTTAAGTCGAAAGATTCAATTTTTGAAAAAATTTGTATAGACAGCCATGATACAATACCAGGCAGAACACAGATGTGGCCTAGGGGGTAGGTCGGCTAAAATAATAATAATGGTATGTACTACACTATTTAAACTATAATGTTTCTGGTTGTTTGCTGTATTACTTGTGTTGCTAATTAATCTTTTTTGCTACAGATGATCTTTGTTCTTCCCAACTATCTATTAACTTTCCAAGCTCATCTGGTGTTAATTCAGATAAGTTTTTATTGTTAAGCTGCTCTAATGCATTCTTCCCCAGATCACCAGATAATTCTAATACAGTTCTTGAAGCTGACACTCTTGCAGAAGCTGGAGCGTCTGGATCTTGCATAACGTCTTTTAATGTTTGGACGGCAATATTGGACAAGTCCGTTTGGTAAAGCGTTTGTCTTGTTTGCCGAATAATAGCTATTACAGATGGATTTCTAGTAAGTGAATAAGCTGATTGTTTTGGATAATCGTAACCAGATAATCTTGCCGATTCCGTGGGATTTTTTCCCTCGACTACTAAGTAATGTACAAAATTATTTTGTTTTTCTGTAAGGTTTTGTTTGGTTACTTTACTCATACATAAATTCCTTATGATATCATTTTTTCCCAGATATTTAATTTAATGTATTTTTTGTTTGATATAAATACAGAAATCTTGTACGCTGTTTTGTAGGTCGACAA